GATACTGGCGCGGTGACGGTGACCTTCGCCTCCTTGCTTATGTCCTCGACTTTGTTCTCGATCTTCGCTTCGACCTTGTCCAACGAGGCATCCACGCCGACAGGATCCGCTTCGATCTTGACCTTGCCCACCTCCGCAAGTGTTTCCTCTGTAGCCGCCGCTGCCGTCTCCGCAGCCTCTGCCAACTCTCGCAGTTGGACTTCCACATCAGAGATATCGTCTTGGAAGCCCTCGATCTCCGTTGTGAGTTCAATCTCGGCGGCTTTCGATAGCGTCCCCTTCGCCGCTCGCATCCGCGCTTCTGCCTCTTGTAGCCCTGCTTCGAGGCGTGATAGTTCCGCCTCCAGTTGAACCGATATCTTTGGATCCATCAGCGCACCCCTCGCGGATTGCGCGTGAGCATCTCACCGACCGCGTGGACATGAGCAAAGAGAACATCTATAGGCATTGCCATCGGGTCGCCTAGACCGGGCGCGTGATGCGCGACGAACGCGCAAAGCCCGAATAGGTCGAGTTGTCCCGATGGCTTGCTCATTTAGGGTCGGACTGCCCCTTGTCTTTGAGTTCAACTCCAAGCAGTTCGAGAGCCTGCTTGATCACAGCGTCCGGGGTTAGGGCATCCACGCTCGCGTCGCGTTGCAGGTTCGCCTTGCTGAGCGCGTAGTCCAATACATCCATCGCGCCGTCGAGCGTCGCGGCATATCGAACCGCGTTCGCGGCGGTGTTGTCGCGCTCCGCGTAGATGGTCGATAGGACGGGGACGCGCTGCCCGGAGTCGGCGCGAGCGTCTTCGAGCATCTCTTGAGCGCGAGTGTGCAACGAGTGCCACCGCCGCTCGCCCAGCGTCAAGAAGTCTGCCGCACTCAATCGTGGCAGTAGGTGGCGACCAACACTTACCAAACGCGGCTTCGGAGTCGCGTCGGATCGGGCTTCCATCGGGTGATCTCCTTCCGTCTCCTGATCATCACGCCCGACACCGTGCGAGCGTCAAGGATGTTGTAGTGCCGTAGCGCACACGGCAGCACCTGTTCGCGTGGGCAAGCGGCTTGAACCCACGCACCAAGCCGCGCACCCGTCTTCGTCGTGAACTCGCACCGCCAATCGTCGTGCGATGCGACTACCCCAAGGGTCGCGTCAACAAGTTGCCCGACCTGATATGTCATGCCTTACGACCATGCGACTGTGCAAGCACCCGCGAAGTTTGTCCCGGTCGAAGCAAGCCCGAAGTTGTAGGTGATATCCGCGCCTGCGGCAACATCCACAGCGACATTCGCAGACTCGATATTCGCGTTGAATAGAAACGAGTTGCCGGACTCCGCGAGGAGCGTCACTGTCGCTGCTCCATTCGTCACCCACGCGAGCGGTGAGGCTGCGCTCGCGCTATCTAGCGTCCCGGTGATGCTCCCGGTGATGTCGAACAACCCCGGTGTGCGATTGCGACCGAAGTTTCCGAACGCCGTAATGTCAACGGCGGTGCGTGTGAATGTCGCATTCCAAGTGCGGGCGAGCAGTCCACCTAATGATGATGGGAATGTGACGGAGCCGGAAGAGCCGACGATTGCTGCCATGTGGGGATCCTCTTATGGTGCTTTGCGTGAGACGGTGACGGAGTACGACGCGATGATCACGAGCGCATCATCGGCAATGTCTGCCGTGCCGCGAGCCGCGCACACGGTGCGGATCTTGGCAATAGATGTATCGCTCGTAGGCAGGTCTGCCATATGCAACAGCGTATAGGCGAGGGACTCACTTGCCATTGCTGCGGTGATCCCGGAGGTGACGGGGAAATACATCGCGAGTTCAAGCACCATCGTGTGAACGCTCGATGTTGACCCGCCTAGATACGCCTGCGTGGACTCGCTCGTGATGGCAAACACCGCGAGCGGCAACGCGACATTCATTGCCGCCTGCTCGTTGTAGATGCGACCGCGTGTGGAGTCGGTTCCGCCGAACGCCGACTTGAACACCACCCCGGTGGTGGTGGCGGGATTCAGAGTCTCGTACACCGCTGCAAGGACGGCTGCTTGGCTCATGTCAGAGCCTTCGGGATGTGCGCGGCAAGTGCCTTCTGCACCGCCGCGTCAATGCGCTCCTTGATCTTCTCGCTATGAGCGGCAAGAGTTGGCGTGATCCAAGGTCGCGGTCGGATTCGTCGTATGCCAGTATCGAGCGGCTTGCCATACGGGGCGAGGTCGGTGAGATACACAAGCACCCGCGTGGCGTTGGACTCGCTACCCCGTGTCGCGGTCTGCACGCTGAGCCGAAGGCGTTCTGTATCGACCGCCGGAGGCTCGCCCGGGGCAGACCGTCGCCGCAATGCGCCCTTCCCCTTACGCCCGCCGCGATACACCCTGCCTGAGCCTGTGTGTGACAGTTTCAAGACGAGTGAGCGTTGCAAGACGAGTATCTCACGGTTCATCTGCGCTTCGACTGCGCCGCGCACAACATCGGCGATAGCCTTCGCGCCGAATGTGGACTTGACGCTCACGCCTCGCCTCCTAGCGCGTCCATCGTCACTACGACGAATGCCATTGGGTCGGAGGAGGGGAGATCGTCCGGTGTAAGCACTCCGGTCACTTCATACGACTGCCCGCCGAACGCGACCCGATCCCGTGGCAAGATGTCTGTTCCCGCGAGCGCGTACGCTGTTGCGGCGGTCGCCGTGCGCCTTGAGCCATCGACGAGTGTTTGCGTCGGTTGCCCGCGCTGAACATAGAGCGTTGTCAAGGTCGGCGTGGTGGAGTATGTCCACACCATTGACCCGCTCGCATCCTGTGAGATGGTTGGGCGGGTAACAGACACGACGCTTCCCCGGTCAAGGATGAGACTGGAGACAGTCATCGGATCTCCCGATACGCCGAGAGTAGGTCTGTCAGCAGGACACGCATTGCCCCGCTCGTCCCCTCGCCGCGCAAGGAGTACGAGTAGCCGCCGAGCGACTCGCTCGCAATGCTCGTACTCGCTTTGCGGCTCTGATAGATGCTCTTCGCCGCTTCGATGGCGGCGTACTCAATATCGGGCGGCACGACAGAGTAGCCCGTCGTGTACCGCACGACGATTGGACTCGAGCGGAAGTCTGTCGAGACTCCCGACCAACTCGGCACATGGAAGCCGAGCGAGAGCAACCCACGATCTGCGTGGACGGCGTACTCGATAGGCGTTGTCGCCGCGTAGAAGTTGACCGGAGCCACCTTCGCATCGACCCCGGCAATCGGGCGCAACCGCCACGATGGGGCTTGGGTGACAAGGCTCGCATTGAACCCCGCCGTCGCGTCAATCTGTGCGACAAGTGCGCTCACATCGTCGTAGGTGTCGAGCGACAGCGTGGTGGTCGTGGTGGTTCCGAGCGAGTTGGTCGCGGAGAGGACGATTGCCGCAGCCGCGCTCGTCCCCCACCCAAGCGGGGGAAGCGTCGTGAGTGAGGCGGTCGCTGCAAGGTAGGTGGAGCCGTCAAGCGAGACGGTCATTGCCGTCTGTGCGCCCGTGTATACACCCTCGACGGAGACAATCGGGTAGTTAGTGAGGCGCACCGTGTCCGGTGTGCCTGCCGGGAGCCATTCCGTTCGTGTCCGGGTCTTGATCGCTCGTCCTAGGAAGGACTCGATCAGAGCCGAGGCGCGGTCTATGGACGCTTCAAGGATGCCATCATCCGTGGCATCGGTTATGCCGAGGTGCGCCTTGAGCGCGGCGAGGCTACAGAGCGCGTTGGGGTCAACTGCCACTCTGCGGCTCCTGCTTCACGGGGTCAATCGTACGAGCGTGAAGGGTAGGTGCGTGCCGCCATCCTTCACGCTCCCGGACAAACCACGGTTTCCCGTCGCGGAGGTAGCCGAAGATTGGTTGATACATCGACTGGAGGTTCTTGCCGACCCAAGTTGCGACCATCTCGATATGCCCGATGGTCACGCTTGGGGCAATGCCCATCTTCCAGTTTGCCGCTCGCGCTTGCTTCCAGAAGTGGATGTCATCGTCGACGCGACCATCCTCCCACTCGCCATCCTTGTTCGGCGTTGACGCGAACCATGGCTTCGGCAACCGCCTGAGCGAGTCGAGGCGAATCAGCGTTAGCCCGAAGTGCGCTGACGCGCACGGGAACCAGTCTTGCTCAAGGTCGCTGTTGGTCAACTTGCGAGGCTTGCCGTCCGCGCCAAGCCCCGGCACGAGGAGCGGCATGAGTCGTTCACGCCCTGCTTGGAGCGGCGCGACCGCATCCAACTCGTAGTGCTCGGCAATGTCGCGCAGCCGCACGATGTCTTGCCAGTCGAACAAGGTGTCATAGTCGAGCGTGACTGCCCACTTCAGCCGCTCGTTTGCGCAAGCCGCCGTCAGAATGCGTTGCATCCCCTGCCCGTAGAACACGCCGGACGAGGACACCATCTCGATCCCAAGTGCCTGCATCGCCCGAACGCCGCAGAACATCGTGTCGGTGAAACACAGGCGA